CCTATTCTTGGATGAATTTGCTTTTGTTCCCAATCACATCGCTGAATCTTTCTTTGCTAGTGTTTATCCTACTATTACTTCTGGTAAAAGCACTAAAGTAATAATGGTTTCTACCCCTCACGGTATGAACCATTTTTATAGGTATTGGCACGATGCAGAGAAAGGGAAGAATGAATATGTACCAACGGATGTTCACTGGTCAGAAGTGCCAGGTAGAGACTCTGAATGGAAGAGACAAACAATTGCAAACACATCTGAACAACAGTTTAAGATTGAGTTTGAATGTGAATTTTTAGGATCTGTTGATACTTTAATTGCTCCAAGTAAATTAAGAACACTTATCTATGAACAACCAGGTAAATCTAGTGGTGGATTGGATGTTTTTGTTGATCCTATCCAAGGTCATGATTATGTAATTACAGTTGACGTAGCAAGAGGTGTATCAAAAGACTACTCAGCCTTTATAGTTGTAGATATAACTGAGTTTCCTCATGCAGTGGTCGCAAAGTATAGGAATAATGAAATTAAACCTATGTTATTTCCAAGTATTATTCAAGATATTGGAACAAAGTATAATGATGCATTTGTTTTATGTGAAGTAAATGATGTGGGAGATCAGGTGGCATCTATATTAAACTTTGATTTAGAATATAAAAATCTTCTGATGTGTTCTATGAGAGGTAGAGCAGGTCAAATTGTTGGTCAAGGATTCTCTGGAAAGAAAACTCAACTTGGACTTAAGATGTCTAAGACAGTTAAGAAGGTTGGTTCTCTTAACTTAAAAACTTTGATAGAAGAAAATAAACTTCTTTTTACTGATTACGATATATTAAATGAACTTACAACTTTTATTCAGAAAGCAAACTCCTTTGAGGCAGAAGAGGGATGTAATGATGACCTTGCAATGTGTCTAGTCATATATGCATGGTTAGTTGCACAAGATTATTTTAAAGAACTTACTGATCAAGACGTAAGAAAAAGATTATATGAAGAACAGAAGAATCAGATTGAGCAAGATATGGCTCCCTTTGGTTTCATGGATGATGGTATGGGTGATGAGAGTTTTGTTGAAGATGGTGATAGATGGTTTCAGGCAGATGAGTATGGTGATAAATCATATATGTGGGAATACTTGTCCTGATGGAAATAGACAAGCAAATAAAGTTAGGACATTTATTGCTGTCTAATAGAATATGTAGAACTTGTGGAGAAGAAAAGAATCTAATAGAAAGTTTTTATAGAACTCGTAAAGATAGAGGCCCTGTTGCATCTTCTTATTCTTATGAGTGTAAGGTATGTACAATTCAACGAATAGTAAGAAATAGACAAAGAGAAAACCCATTTACTGAATGGAATTATCCTGATTGGTAATTGTTCACGGCATGTTTCCCCACCGAAAATGTTGTAAACAATAAATAATTTCAGGTAAAAATGAGTATTTCGGAGAAGAATATGGCGACTCCTCAATTATCACCTGGAGTAGTAGTTAGGGAGGTTGACCTAACTGTTGGGAGGGCAGATAACGTACTATCAAATATCGGTGCAATCGCAGGGCCCTTTAGAATTGGTCCTGTTGAAGAAGCGATTGATATTACTAATGAACAAGACTTAATCAACACATTTGGAAAACCATTATCTACTGATAGACAGTATGAGTATTGGATGAGTGCATCATCATTCCTCTCTTATGGTGGTGTTCTAAAAGTTGCAAGGGCAGACGGTGCAACTCTTAATAATGCAAACGCAGGTGCTCCAATTGGTGGAGTTGGTATTGCTTCTACAAGTAACATTAAGATTAAAAACTTCGATGATTATCAAGGAGCTTATACAGATATAACTAGCGGATGGACATGGGCTGCTAAGAATCCTGGCACATGGGCAAACAATCTTAAAGTATGTTTTATTGATGATTTTGCAGATCAAACTGTTGGATTCTCTACGGTTGATCTTAAAAACTTTGGTTTCACAGTAGGAGCAGGTGTTACATGGGCATACAGTGGAACAACAGCAGGAGTTGGTACAACATCAACTACTAATGGATATGTAAAAGGTATTGTTACTGGTGTTGCTACTAATACAAGCACAACTGAACAAAGTACAATCGATGTGAAGATTGTATCCAGAGTTCAAACAACAGGTGCAGGTGCTACTGAGACATCAATAGATTATGCTCAGTTTGATCCACAATCATCAATAACAAAAGGAGTTACACTATTTGGTGTTAATAGCTCTGGTATTAATACTGACGGTGGTTCAGGTTTATTAGGTGCGAGTTTAATAACTGGTGTTACTACCGTTTCTGACTGGTATAATAACCAGACAATGAATCTAACAAATTCTACAATTTTCTGGAAACAAATTGCATCAAAACCAACTACAAGTAGATACAGTAGTGAGAGAAGTGGTAAAAATGATACTCTACACGTTGTCGTAGTAGATGATGACGGATCAGTAACAGGAATTCAGGGAAGTATTCTTGAGAAGAGTCTCTTCCTTTCTAAAGGGTCTGACACAGTATCTGATGTCTCTGCACCTGAAAGGACTTTCTACAAAGACTTTATTGCACAACAATCAGAATTCTTATATTCTGGATTTAATGTATCAAGTGCAACTGATAGTTACTTCCAAACTGAACCAACAGCAACAGGATTTACCACTTTCTCAGGTGTTAAGTCTCAATCATTTACTCCTATTGGAGTCGCTGGAGGTTTATGGGGACAAGATGCTCAAGGAGTTATCTTTAATGCTATCGGTAATGTAACATATCCTCTTGGTGGTGGTGTTGACTATTCTGCCTCTGGTGGTACTGAATTCAAGGCAACACTTGGAAGTATATCTAATGCATATGACTTATTCTCTAATAGAGATGAAGTAGACATAGATTACTTAATCATGGGGCCTGGTTGCAGTGCTAAAGACGAATCTCAAGCAAAAGCAAATAAACTTATATCGATAGCAGAGTCTAGAAAAGATTGTGTGGCTGTAATTTCACCACATAGATCGGATGTTGTAAATGTTACTAAAAACTCCAACCAAACAAATAATGTTATTGAGTTCTTCTCTCCATTAAATTCATCATCTTATGCTGTATTCGATAGCGGATATAAGTATACTTTTGATAGATTTAATAACAGTTTTGTATACCTTCCATGTAATGCTGACGTAGCAGGTTTGATGGTTAGAACTGAAATTGAAGCATATCCTTGGTTCTCTCCTGCTGGTCAACAGCGAGGAGTCTTGAATAATGCAATCAAACTTGCATATAGTCCGAAGAAATCTCAAAGAGATGTTCTCTATGAGGCAAGGATTAACTCTATTATTAATCAGTCTGGAACTGGTATTCTTCTCTTTGGTGATAAGACGGGATTGAATTTTGCATCTGCGTTTGACAGAATCAATGTTAGGAGATTATTCTTAACTGTTGAAAAAGCATTAGAGGCAGTTGCAAATGCTCAACTCTTTGAATTTAATGATGAGATAACTCGTGCAAACTTTACTAATGTAGTAGAACCATTCCTAAGAGATGTTCAGGCGAAGAGAGGACTTGTTGATTTCCGAGTCATCTGTGATGAGTCAAACAATACTCCTAGTGTGGTTGATAATAATGAATTCCGTGCAGACATCTTCTTGAAACCCACTAAGTCTATTAACTTTGTTACCTTAACCTTCGTTGCTACCAGAACTGGAGTCAGTTTTGAAGAAGTAACTGGAAGAGTTTAACTTTATAATTAATTACATAGGAGAAATTAACCAATGGCCAGTTTAAAAACCATTACCCAATTTAAGTCGAGACTTGCTGGTGGCGGTGCTCGTCCTAATCTGTTTGAAGTCAATATTAATGACTTCAAATTTGCAGATGTTTGGGATAACGAAACTTTTCAGTTTCTTTGCAAGTCTGCTGCACTTCCATCATCGAACATTGCCCCTGTAGAAATTCCTTTCCGAGGAAGAGTATTGAAGGTTGTTGGAGACAGAACCTTTGATACATGGACAGTTACTGTTATAAATGATGAAGATTTCAAACTTAGAAGTTCATTTGAGCAATGGATGAACGGAATCAATAAGTTAAGTGATGCTAGTGGAGCTACATCCCCTAATTCATATATGGGTAATGCCACTGTTAATCAGTTAGGAAGATCACCTGAAGGCCGTTTTGGCACTGCCAATAGTGGTACAGGTGATGCAAGTGGTGGTGGTGCATCACTTGAACCCCTTAGAACATACTACTTTGATGGTATTTTCCCAACAGAGGTTTCATCAATAGATCTTTCCTACGAAAGTGGTGATGCTATTGAAGAATATACTGTTACATTCCAAGTTCAGTACTGGGTCGTAGGATCTAATACAAGTGCAGGAAATCCATCTGATCAAACTGGCACTGTAATAGTGTGATAAATAGTGAAATAAAGGGCATCTTAACATAAATCATGGCTAAGTTATTTGGGTTCTCGATAGAGGACAACGAACCACAATCGCAAAATATAGTATCTCCCATTCCTCCTTCAAACGAGGATGGGAATGATCATTATTTAACGAGTGGTTTTTTTGGTCAATACGTTGATATTGAAGGTGTCTATAAGACAGAATTTGAATTAATTAGAAGATACCGTGAAATGGCATTGCACCCAGAGTGTGATAGTGCTATTGAAGATATT